TCAAAAAGTAAGCTTCATCTGGCCGCACAGGTAGAGCATTCCGGTCGCAGCGCCGCAGATGGGCAGCAGCAGAAACAGGGTTTGGGCAAACCGCCCCACGAGCCCCCATGCGCCGGTGGAGTGAAACACCTTCCCGAAGGAACAGCGCTGGATCTTCCCGCTGACCTGCAGCGCCGACGCCCCGAACAGGCACAGGCACCCGGCGGCCAATGCTGTCGGGACACCGGAAGCGATGCAATAAGCGGCCAGCGCTTTCCAGTTCAGATCCGCAAGCAGTTGGAAAGAAAGCATCCCGGCCCCGGTCCCGTAGAGCATCACAAAGAAAAAGATGGGCAGCGAACCGATGGCGGAGAGTCCCAGCAAAAGCAGAACGACCAGTGCGCCGGATGTAGTCAGGAATTCGGTGCGGAACAGGCCGACGACCTCAGCGGCGGTATTCGCCGCAAAGGAAGCGCGCCAACAGTCGAGGTAATACCCCAGCGTTTCCAGCTCTCCGGCGCTGCACAGAGCGGACAGCGCCCCGGCAAGAAAGGTTCCGAACAGATAGGCTCCCGCCAGCAGGATGCAGTCCCGGCTGGCATGGGGCAGAGTGCGTTTTGGAATCTTCTCCTTCGCCTCGGCCTCTTCAATGATCGGTCCCGCCGGGAGCGTTTCCGCCACAGAGGCAGAGCGCTCTGGCACAAGCCCCGGTTCCACTGGTTCCGGGGCATCTGCCCCGGCAGACAGTGCGGGAAGGTTTTGCTGTTCCTGATAGACCCACATGTTTGGATTCCTCCTGCTTTTTTGATGCAAATCGTTTTAATGATGCCGCCGCTCAGTGCGCAGCATCCCGAAGATACCGCCCATACAGCCAAACAGAAACACAAGGGCAAACCGCAGAAGCTGCATCTCGGTGGGCGAAAACCCGGCCCAAAGGCCAAAAATGGTCAGCAGCAGGACGAACAGGATGCCTTGTATTGCGCCGCAGAGCAATCCCCTGCTGCGCTGGAAAAAGGCCGCCAGCCATCCGCTGAGCAGACTGCCCGCACAGACTGCAGCGCTTGCCATGGGCCACGCGGCGGCTTGCGAGAGCCCCTGCCGCGCCATCAGATACGCCAGCCCCGCCATGCAGCCACCGGCAAACGCGCCGCCGATGCCGAACGCAAGCAGCGCCGGGCCTACGGAAAACTTCTTTTGTTCAGACATAAAAACGCGCCTCCCTACACTACTGTATGCAGGAAAGCGCGTGAAAAAGTACCGGAAGCGGAAATTACTTTTTAGCAGGAGCGTTGTCCATGTTCAGCTTTTCCACAGAGCTGATGGCACTCTTGGTGAAGCGGATCTTCACACGGTCGGAGCCGGTCTCCAGAACGAAGGTGTCGTCCTTGATGGCAACCACACGGCCGATCACACCGCCGATGGTGGTGACCTGATCGCCGATCTCCAGAGCAGCACGCATCGCAGCGTCCTTCTTCTCCTGCTTCTTCTGGGGACGATAGATCATAAAGTAGAGCAGAACCAGCATCAGAGCCAGCGTAAAGAACAGGCTGATATAGCTTTCGGTCGTAGTCGTCAGAAATTGCATGGGCAAAATCTCCTCTCAAAATTCAGATAAGCCTATTATAATCCCATCTTCGGCCTGTTGCAAGGCTAAAGTGTGAAAACCCTCAGATTCTTGTATCCAGCAGCTTCACATAGCGGTCGTGGAAGGCCGTGAAGGTGCCCGCGTCCAGCTCATCCCGGATGCGCTCCATGAGATGATTGTAGAACCACAGATTGTGCATAACGGCCAGACGCATTCCCAGCAGCTCCTCCGCCTTAAACAGGTGGCGGATATAGGCGCGGGAATAGTTCCGGCACGCCGGACAGCCGCAGGTGGGGTCGATGGGGCGCTCGTCCCGCTCGTACTTGGCGTTCTTGATATTGATGATGCCGCCCCATGTGTTCAGGTGGCCGTGGCGGGCGTTGCGGCTGGGCATTACGCAGTCAAACAGATCAACGCCGCGGGAAACAGCCTCAATGATGTTGCCGGGGGTGCCGACGCCCATCAGATAGCGGATCTTGTCCTTAGGCATGTAGGGCTCGACCTCGCTGATCATCTCGTACATGATCTCGGTAGGCTCGCCGACGGCCAGACCGCCGATGGCGTAGCCGTCGAGATCCATCTCGGCGATCTGCTTCATGTGCTCCACGCGCAGGTCGGCATACGTACAGCCCTGATTGATGCCGAACAGCAGCTGATCCGGGTTGACCGCCTTGCCCTCGTGCTTCAGACGGGCCATCTCGGCCTTGCAGCGGGCCAGCCAGCGAACCGTGCGGTCGCAGCTTGCCTTGGAGTAATCGTGCTGTGCAGGGTTCTCCACGCACTCGTCAAAGGCCATGGCGATGGTCGAGCCGAGGTTTGCTTGGATCTGCATACTCTCTTCGGGGCCCATGAAGATGCGGTGGCCGTCCAGATGGGAAGCAAAGGTCACGCCCTCCTCGGTGATCTTGCGCAGCTTGGAGAGGCTGAACACCTGAAATCCGCCGCTGTCGGTCAGGATGGGGCCGTTCCAGCGGGTGAACTTGTGCAGACCGCCCATGTCGGCCACCAGCTTGTCGCCGGGGCGCAGGTGCAGATGATAAGTGTTGCAGAGCATGACCTGTGCGCCGATGTCCTTGAGATCCTGCGCAGACAGGCCGCCCTTGATGGCACCCGCCGTGGCAACATTCTGGAACGCGGGAGTCTGCACCGTGCCGTGCACGGTCTTGAACTCGCCCCGCCGGGCGTCGTGCTCCTGCTTGAGGAGCTTGTATGTGGTCAAAGAAGGCATGGTATCGTTCCTTTCTGTGCACGGAAAACAGCCGTGCAGCCTTGTGCCGCCGAAACGGCAGGGTTCAGAAATTATTATAAACATCGCCTAAGCGATGTTTTGTCTTGATAATGTTTTGAAAATCGGGCGAATCATCGACCGATTTTCAAAGAATCAACATCGCATCCCCCATACTGACGGGAGTCGGGATGCCGGTATGGAAAGCGGCGAAAATACGAGCATTTTCAAAGCACAGGAGTGCCACTGGTTTCATCTAGAATTCTGCCTTTGCATCCAAAGAGTGTTTGTATCTGTGCAGCAAAAAAGCCCCGTGTGGGGCCTTTTTGTTCGGTATAGTGCCACATATCTTTATTTTAACAGATGCTTACCGATAATGCAACTGCTTTTTGGCTGGAATCAGTGTCCGTGTGTAAAGCTCACCCCGGCAAAGTCATCTGCGGTCAAGACGTAGGTTCCGTTGTCCCACGCCTCGTTGACAAGCATCTCGGCTTCCTCCCAGCTTGTAGCCTCGACTGGTACGACCTTCTTCAGGTATTCGACGATGACCACATCGTAGGTGCTGGTCCGGGGCGGAAGCGCTACCTTTGCGCGTTCCATCATCATGCCCAGAATCAGCTCGTCCTTCTGAAGCTCGCTGAAATAGTACGGGTCGCCGCCTTCTTTTCCCGCTTCCTCCAGAAGAAGCTCGCTGTTCATCTCCTGACAGAAGTCGATGCAGTCCCGGATGGTGTACGGCTGATCGTTGTCGGCATTCTCGCCGTCCTGATTGTCACGCAGGGCGAGATGGAACTTGTCATCCATCATCAGGCTGTAGTCATGCCCCTCCAGATAGCCAAGCAGCACTTTGGCCTCAATGGCGGCAAGCTCAATACCCTGCCGGACAGATACGGCTATCAGCTCGTTCGCTTCCTTAATTTTTCGCATTGCCATTACCTCCATGCCTTCTTTTCCCGTATGAGCAGAAACCGTCCGGCGGCATCCTGTACTCCTCATCATACCGAATCCGTCTGTAGCACCACCCCGCCTTGATATTCTTTCCATCGACGAGCAAAGATGTCTTTCCGTAGTTCTTGAAGTGTTCACAGTCCTTGCAGCGTACGACGGGCTCGGCGTCAATAGTGGGAGAGTCATCAAGCTGGCAGATGCAGCTAAAAATTGCCGAGCCTTCTGCGTTTTTCTGTTCGTCCCCACCGGAGTGCACCTCAGAGAGCCGGCCCTCCAAAATGCGCTTGTAGGCGTTCGCATCAACGAGACGCATCATCTGCATCTTCACCCCTCTCTCCATCGAGGATGTTGCGCCAGTCGTAACCGACACCATCAATCAGCTTCAGATCCAAAACGCCGCAATTCAGCAGGTTCATCAGGAAATCTTCTCCGTTACTGGCCATCGTTCTCAATCCTTTCTCTGCCCTTGACCACCTTCACCGGGTATTGTGGGCAGTTCTCCCGGTCATCTGAAAATCCTCCCAGAATCCTTATCCATAAGAACAACCCGGCCCACGATCTCGAACCCGGCGAGATCGGCTACCTGCTTCAATGCGCTGACCAATGCGCTGATGGTGCGCATCCGGGCAACTTCAAGCTGTTCCTCCTTGCGGATGTTCTTGTGTGCCTCATACGGCGTCGGGTCGTTGTAATGCTCGCTGTTCTTCAGTTCCACGGTCGGCACCTCCTCATCAACAGATCATCGGAATCAAAAAGAACCACAACGGGTACGTTTGCCCGGTTACGATAACGGCCGCGACAATCGCAGCTCCAACTGCCAGCCACTTGGCTGCATCAGACATTTCGGCCCACATTAGTTTTTCCCTCCGTTTCAAGGTCTTTGTACGTTTTTTCCATCATCCGCTCGGAAAAATACAGTGCTTCGGCCAGTCTTCCTTCAACGATCATTCGCTCGGTGCAGGGCGGAAATTTGGAGCATTCAAACAGCGCTTTTCTGACCGCATCACGAAATCCATCACTTGCGATGCCGAGGTCAAACATTTCTTTACGTGTCATCCTGCTTCTTCCTCCTCTGCCTCAGCAACTATGTCATCAGGCGCACGGTTCAGAGGCGCAAGCTCCCAAACCTTATCACAGATAAACTCACCGATATCCATTCTGCACCTCCCTTTCTGGAAAGTGTAGCTTTGTAACTGCGATTGGAAACTCCTCGATTTCACTTGCCCAGCGCGCTGTTCCTGTCCCGTATGTGGCCTCCCAAACCAGCGGAAAACCGCCAATGCCATCAAACAGGCTTCCCAGCTTCGCGCTGCCGCGCATGTACGGCCTTGTTTTCTGCGCAATCCAAAACCATTGCGGCAAGGCGATAGAGTTGCCCAGTGCCTTATAACGTGGGCTGTCTGCTGCCTTGTGCTTTTTCCCTTTGGTGTCCGTCCATTCTCCGATGTCCGTCCACCCGTCCGGGTAGCCTTGCAGACGTTCGCACTCCATCGGTGTAAGGCGGCGCACAACCCAGCTCACGTCTTTTCTGTCCCCCGATGTCTTTGTCAGCACCGTTTGCTGGTTTCCTCCGGCCTTTTCCCGCGCCTGAAGGGATGGGAAAATTCCATTTTCGTCATAGACTCTTCTCCCTTGCGAATCCCACGGTGTCAGGCATCCAGCGTGCTCACGCACATTGTCTCTTCCGATTCCATAGCTTTCCATTACCTGCGGCCCGGAATGCGATGCTATGCTCCGGCAGGTAATGGATGTGGCTATATCTCCCGTCACGGCCCCGTTGTACAGGTCAATCGCAATAGCGGTATAATCTGTGATCCTGCTTTCGCGGTCGCCTGTAACAGTCGGCACTATCTGGCCACCGCCGTTACCTCTTGCGTCGTAGATAACAGGCTGGAAGAGTGTCTGGTCTTGGATCGTTAATAGCGTCCCGGTTTTCTCTGTCTGTACCAGTGCGCCCTTACCGCCTCCGGCACAGCCCGAACGTATTTTCAGAGTGTAGGCGGCGTTCCGCCTCCCCCTCTGCCACCACTCGATCATTTCCAGCAGCGCAGTTTTTAGCAAGTCCGGCAGTGCTTTTCCACGTCTGGATGCTCGCGTCAGGATGCCCTGACACGCTCGTTCGCTCAAATAGTATTTCAGAGGCGCGTTGACCTCCAAAATCTGCGACAAGAGCGATTCGTTTTCGACGCTGGGGGACTCCCCAATGTTGAGCGTCGAGCTGTCGCCAAGCAAGGCTCCATCCGGCTCCGGCGATTGCTCCGGCTTTGCTCCATCTGCCTCCCCTCGGAGGTCTAGGAACAATAGCGTCTGGCTGTTCCACGCGGGCAAGTTCTTCCAGCACGGCGCGGAAGTCCTCTCCGCCGTTGGAGCTGAATGCTCCCGGTACGTTTTCCCAAACAGCGAAAGTTGGGTGCATTCCATTTGTCGCTTTCCTCATTTCCTTGATGATTCGCACAGCCTCAACAAAAAGGCCCGACCGTTCTCCGGCAAGTCCGGCTCTGCGGCCCGCAATAGAAAGGTCTTGGCACGGACTGCCGAATGTGATGCAGTCAACAGGTTCTATCTGGTCGCCGTGGATTTTCGTAATGTCTCCAAGGTGAATCACTTCTGTACCTCCTCAAGGTTCCAGTCCAGCGCTTTTCCGCACTGGCCGCAGAACTTGTTGCGGTTGCCGTCCTCATTCTTCAGGTAATCCCTACTCCCGCAGTGCGGGCAGGTGAAGTCAAAAATAGCGCCGGGAGCCAGCGGCACTTCGGGAATCTGCATCTTCAGGGCCACCATACCCATCCGGCAGGCTTCCTGCACGGTTTCGAGGCTGTCGTAATCCTCATAGTGGGTGGGGTTGAGGATTTCGGCTGCACGTTCATTGGTCATTTCCATTTGTCTTTCCTCCAATCTTGTAGGTCTTTCCCCGGCTTCGGCCAGTCCCCTTGCGGTACTCCGCAATCCAGACCGTCTTTCCGCTCTTGTAGTGGCGGAAGTGACCTCTCACGGTAAAGGAACAGGCCGGGCTTGCATGGTGGCCTCTGGGAACCACTGTAAGCTGTTTTCCGGCCGAGTGAATGATGTATGTTGTGTTGGCGGTATGCGGCTTTGTGGGGCTTTTGCGTTCAGCAGGAGCCTTCGAGACAGTGGTAGTAGCGCCACGGATGCTGCCCGTTCCGTACGTCATCAGCGCCATCAGGGAGCCATACACGGTCAAGGCGCTCTGCCCAGTTTCAACTGGGTTGCAATCCGCAGGGAGCGTACTCACTTTCTTCTTCCACAGACCGTTGCCCATCGGAGCAAAGACAATGTGGCCGAGCTTCCGGGCCGGGCTGTCGAGGTAGAGCTTCAGCTTCTTGTCAGAGCGGAAGCACTTGATGGAGATGCCGCTTTCAACAATATGAATCTCCACCTCGCACAGAGGAACCGGCATCGAGCGAACCAAATCGTTATGCTCATCTCGCCATGCGAGGAGCTTTTCGATGTCCGCCGCTGTGACCACGATCTTGTCTATCATCCAGAATCCCTCCCAACGAATGTGCCGGCATAAAGCCGCCCGCCGATCATGTAGTGGTAGTATTCATGCCCACGCTGGATATCGGCCTGTCTGCCGGGCATGGGCCGCAGAACCAGCGGATGCCCAGCAATCTGCACCACATATTCTCCGGCTGGGATGAGCGCTGCCATCCACGGCTCCACCGGACTGGCCCACGCCGGGCATCCATCCATACAGCAGGTGGCGGTTACCTGCTCCACGTTCATGGTGAACATGGAAAGCTGCTCATATCTGCTCATAATCACACCCACGCCGGTTCGACGGGCGATTCAGGCAGGCTGCACAGCCAGTCAATCACATCCTGCGGAACTTCTTCGGTCTGCCATGCGTGACCATACTGGTAGCCACAGACCGGGCAGGGCTTGCCGAGAATGCCATCGGGGTGTTCATCAGGATGGAGCCAGCCGAGGGTCTTTGTTTCGGTCGCACCAGCCATTCCGGGACAGAGAGGCTTCTGCGGTTCGTAATACGAAGCTACATCGCCGGAGATTTCGTGATGGAGCGTAAGGCTGTACGGCAATTTGGCAACCTCAATCTGGTCATCGCGCAGAGCGGCGGTCATACCATCGCAGAGCATCTTCCAAGAGCTTCTCTTCATGGATTCCTGCCGCCGAAGGGTTTTGCTGTTCAGCCGGTAGTGGTACAGAGTAACAGGTGTTGCAGCCAACTTGTCCCAGCCAAGCTCCTTCTGGTGCTTGCAGTACGGCCGCATATCGTTCAGATGCCACTCATCCCAGATGGAGCAGAACTTGTCGAGCATTTCCTGCGTCCATTCATCGCAAGGGCGACCTTCGCGGATTTCATCAACGCACTGACCAGCACCGCCACGGCAGTTGCCGCTCGGCATGGGGCCGATAACGCCGGTGATGCTGAGTCTGCCATCCTCAAACTGGATTTTGCAGAATGCCCGTGCAGTAGCTTCATTTCCTCTGCTGGTGTAGACCTTGCAGAGACACGGGCTAACGATCTTTTTCATATCACTCTCTCCCCTTTCGTGCTTCTTCAGCAATCTCGTCAATGTTGCGGTCAAGCAGTTCGTTCATATCGGCAACCCGCTGGCACATGATTTCTTGGGCCATTTTCCGGATGGTCGTAGCGTTGATGGCCCTTGCCGAGCAGTGAACGTGGAGAATAACGTCTTTGAACGTGATAGGGTCAAGCAGGTTGCTATCTTCGCACAAGTCCTCGCCGAGCTTAAACGGCGTATAAGTGCCATTCTTGACATCGTTCATCGCATCGGCAAGCTCACGAAGCATTTCCTTGATGGCTTCGGCATCTTCAATCAGCTCGCGGATACTGGAGGGGCATCCTCTCTCGCCGCGATGGCTGACCCACATCTCGGCGTGTTCATCAGGGTCGAAGTCATCTGCCGCTTCGATAACGCCCTGCGGGAAGTCTTTTGTGTAGACTTCAAACGAAAAATCCTCTCCAGCAGGCGATGTGCGCCCAATTTCAATACTGACATCATCCGGGTCGTAGGAGATGTGCCAGCCGAGGTCCTCAATGACCTTGAGATATTTCTGTTCAATCACCATAATGCCAACTCCTTTCAGATGGACGCGCAGAAGTCGCCGAGCTTCTGCCACAGGTGGAACGTCTTCCGGCTCATCTGCACGGTATCGGGAACGCCCCGGCCGACCGTCCAGTTGTGAGCCATGCGGAACAGCCGCCCTGCGGCCTCTCGCTCCGACTCGCTGAAGTCGGCCAGCCACGTCCTGCGGCGGCGACCAGTGCGCCATGCGCTACCATAGCGGGCATAGCAGATGAGGTCATACGGGATATTAACCCGGACTTCTTCAGCAGTGAGCTTCATCATCCGCTTTGCCATATCACTCATCCTCCTTAATCCTGAAGAAAGCCATTGCGCTTGCCTTGATGCTGCTCGGCCATCCGTCCGGGTAGGGGCGCTGTGTACCATCCGTAAAGGGAACAATCGCGGTGGCCTCTACAGCCAACATTTCGCCCTCGTACTGGTAGGGGCGGCAGCGGAACGTGCGGAGCTGGATGCTCTCGCATTCCATCGTGCCGGCCCCCATACGCCGCAGATCATCCGCGTTGCGTGCCGCGTTCGGGTCATACCCGGCGGCTTTCATGTGGTCCAGAACTGTCATATCAGGCAACCTCCTTTCCGGCAACATTCAGGCAGATGTAGAACCGGCCATCGAGGTCTTCAACCTCCCAGAAGTAACCGCCGGTGTACTTGCCATCGGTCAGCGCCTTGTCCTGCCAGAAGCCTTCCTTGATGCACTCCGTGATGGTTTCCTGCCAGCCATCGAAGCGCTTATCCCCGTCCAGCGCCTTGAAGAAGCGATTGACCGCGGTCTGCCACATCTTGCAGTCGGTGATGAGGTCGGCGCAAACCATGCCATTCGGCTTGTTCACGATGGCGACCAGATCAACGTCCTGCCGGTGTTCGTCCTGCTCGAAAGCCTCGAAGCTGCTGTATTCTTTCACCTTCAGCATTTCTAAATCCTCCGTGTTTTGGTAAGTTGTTTTCTGTATCTTCATTCTAACTTACCGGTCTGGTAAGTCAAACGTATGCTGAAGTTTTCACAAAAAATTTTACGGTATTCCGAAGATACTTTATGGATGCTCACCCTACTTTGCGGCTGAACTTTTCCCAGAACTGCTTGGCGATGTAGGGGCTGACCGGGGTGATGGTATGATGCTGGCATCCAGAAAGCTGGTAGAGGACGGTGAAGTAGTTCCCGGCGGCATCCTCAAACAGCTCCACATAGAAGTCATCGAACATCACGGCCTTGTTCGAGCAGAGCGATTCGGCCTTCCGGGTGTCATATCGAACGCCGTCTACGGTCTGCGCTACGGCGGGGCTGGTGCTGTTGCCCAGCTCCGGGAGGCCAGCGCCGCTGGCATCGCTCATCGAAACCTCATACCCGGCAAAGTGCAGCGCTTTTGACAGCTCATCGAAGGTGAGCGAGTTGTTCTTCAGCCGCCCGCTGAGGTTCTGCGGGGTCCAGCCCATGTGTTCGGCCAGTTCTTTCTGAGTCTTCCCGGCTCCAGCAAGGGCTGCGCGTACCATGTCAGATGCTCGCATACCATCAGCCTGCCTTTCCAGCCAGAACCCGATTCAGCAGGCTCTCGTACATGGTCTGGAGCATTTCACACTTGGCTTTCGCTGCGGCCAGCTCCGCAGCCGCGTTCGGATTTGCCGCAGGCGTAGATACCTTGACATCCCGGATGACTGGAACTTCTTTCGTGACCTCCACGATTTTCTCTACGGGCTTTCCAACTTCCAGCTCCAGCGAGATCAGCATTGCAACCTCCACGTTGGTCATCTCTGCCGGGGTCAGGTGGCCCTTGTAGCCCAGCAGGCGGTCAACCGATACGGTCGTGATCTGCTCACAGAGGGCAGTGCTTTCACGTTCCGAGCTGCGGATGAGAACGTGCGTCGGCAGGTCTTTCTTCGGTTGGGTGGTCAGGTATACGACCTCTACCGTCTCTGCACAGGCGTTATTCTTCTCGTTGGAGACGATGATTGCCGGGCGGCCTGCCGCCTGCTCACAGCCGGTGTAGTTGTCCTTGCTCACATACCAAATGTCGCCACGCTTGATTTCCATATCCTTACTCCTCCTCTTTAGCCTGACGCTTCAGCTCGGAAGCATCAATGGTGATGCAGGTGGTGTTGGCGACGATGTTATCGGCAATCCCCTTTCCATGCTCATCCAGCAGGGACTCCAGCGAGGTTGCGGTGAGCCGCAGGGCAGCAACCATGAACGGGAAGTCCATCAGGTCATACCGGCTTACAACGCCCATCAGTTCTTTGGTCATTGCGGTGACGCACTCGGCAGAAATGCTGCGGGCATCATCCGGCTTGTTTGCAAGCACTGCCAGCGTCATCCGCAGCGCATAGGGCATCATTTTCTCAGCCATTGTCCTTGTCCTCCTTATACTCGCTGACGACCTCCGAGATTGCATAATCGCGGTGGTACGTCCAGCTATCGTCATTATCAATGTACTTCCGCATCAAGACCGCTGCACGCGGGGCGAGCGCATTGAGCGTCGTGCGGTCAAGCTTATAGGCTTCCATAAGCTCCTCATCGGTGAACTGTGAGATATATTCCCGCACGTCCTCCTCATAGCTCCGAAGCTCATGCTCGGAGTAGGAGTGAACCAGCTCACAGCCATCCAGCGGCTTCGGGCAGTAATCGGTGCAGCCATCATCATGGATGCCCGGCTTCTTCCCAGTCAGGAACGGGGCCATGCAGATGCCCTGCGGGTTGAACACGCAGGTTTCAGAACAGCATTCAGTGCAGAGCTTCTGGCAGTGCAGCAGGCTCGTGATGCTTGCCGCGTTAGAGGCATCCTCGTTGTAAATCAAGTAGGCAATGCCCTTGCTATGCCGTTCATCAAACCAGCGCCAGATGTCAACGCGGCTGGTTCCTGCCGGGAAATCCAGAAACGGGGCCTCCATCGTTTCGGTGGAGGGGTCCATAGGGACATCCCCGAACCGCTTCCACAATTCTTCAAGCAGCGCATCACGCTCTCTCAGTGTTCTCATTACCAACGCCTCCCCAGAAAGAGCCTTGCCAAGCCCACAACAGCCATCGCCCCGACGATTGCCCAAAAGGCAGCGCAGAGGATGTCCGTGGCCGTTTCGAGCCACTGATCTATCACGATCAACCATGCCATCATCATTCTGCACCCCTTTCAGCCGTACACTACTTCGCCAAACAGGGCGTACTGGATGATGAGGTCTGCCATTTCGCCGTCGATCTCGCAGGTGTCAACTTCGCCATTGCTGACAGCGCCGTAGCGATCGCCGCCGTTCTCCAGCCAGAGGCGGAAGCCCTGTGCGAACTTCTCCATGTCCAGCTCGTACCATTCGGTGTTCGCCTCATCAAACGGCTCATCAACATGAATCTTGAGCTTTCCGCCGCGAGAAATCTGTCCGCTGGCGTACTCGCTAAGGTAGCAGCCAACAACCTCTGCGCAGTCGGACCAATAGCAGATGCCCCCCTCCAACGCAGAAACCATGATGTCATCAACATCCTGCTGGGTCAGCCGGACCGTAATCTCTGCATGAACCTCGAACTTCTTTTCATCGGTCATCTTACTTCATCCTTTCCTCAAATTGTCGGGTCAAAAATCAGGCCATCCCACTTGCCGTTCAGACGGTCGGGGTACTTCCCGGTCGGAACCATGTACCTATCCGGGACTTCCGGCGGCAACGGCCGCTCGTTCCTCAAATCCATACCAGCGTCGAACATCGAGAGCTGCACGGTCTGGCTGGTGCATTCCCGCAGGAACCGATACCAGTAGATGATGTGGTTCCGAACAAGGTTTAGATTCACACCATCCGGCCATGCAGGGTCAGAACAGCCGTTCTTCTTCAGGTCATTCCAGTGCTTATACGCAGCGTCCAACTGCTCCCTGATCTGAGCTTCGGTCATCTCCTCAGGGGGAATGTAGCGGCTCACAGGTGCGCCTCCTTCCGGCGCTCATCGGCGATGACATCAGCGGTAATGCGGTCAACGCCGAGCTTTTCGAGCCGTCGGTAGGCCGCTTCCTTTTCCTGCGGGCAGTCGGCCCGGACGAGATCGTCAATCAGGTCACTCAACATAAGCCAGCCTCCTCTCTCGTGATAGTTCCGTGCATCCACGGCCCAGTGCGAATGCCAATGCTGGGCAGGCGGGCCAGCAGGGCTTTTTTCATGCTATCAAGGTATCCCCGGTAGCGCCGTTTCTGAAGGCCGGCCAGCCATGCGCTCTGACAGTCGGAGTAGCCGTCTTTCTGAATAAGCTCGACGGCCAGCGACCACTCGTTGTCCTCCACACAGATGTAAAACAGCTCATTTTCGAGGATGACCCGGCGCTCATTGCCGAGCCAGACGTTCGAGTTGGCCGCAGGCTGGAAGCTGGGGCAGAGCTTCCGCAGTTCGGCGCAGAAGCATTCGAGAACGTCTTCTTCCTCGTAGCTGCTCCCGATTTCATCAAGAAGCCATTCATCGCCCGAAAGGTCTTCGCAACCGAGGTCGCGCTGTAAGCTGGTTTCCTCCTCTTTGGTGCAGGGGTCATTTCTGCGATAGACCCGCAGATCATCGTTGTCGATGTAGAACAGACCCTCATACGGGCCGGTCACACAAACATTGCCGCGTCCCATAAATCAGCCCTCCGCGTCTTCGAGGAACGAGATGACATCTTCGAGGCCAGAGGATGCAGATTCGAGCATATCGACCGCATTTTCTGCAACCTCATACCGCTCAGTTCCCTGCAAGCTCTCAGGAATGTTCTCGAAGGCTTCTTCCTCCTCCTCGTGAAGCTCATCAATCTGGTCTTTCAGCTCATTCAGGGCATCGGCAATCTTGCTGATACGCTTGCGCCGCGAGTTATTCATTGTCACAGTCCTCCTCTGCTTGTTCGTTGCAGGAGCTATCAGGCTCTCTGGACGAGAAATAGTAATCATCAGGCGGTTCCGTCACGCCGCCGAACCGGTCAAGCCGGCCGGAGCAATCATACATCGTATTCATCATCGTCATCCTCGTAATCCTCGGAGTCCTCATCCGCATCGTAATGGGTGTCGATGGAGAAGTTGCTTCCATCGGGCAGAACGATGAAGAACACGCCATCTTCGGCGCTATAGCGAACAGTTCCGGGCTGGTCAACGACCATACCGCAGTTGCCATAGCCTTCGAGCTTACGGCCAGAACACATTTCCAGCGGAACAACGCCAATGTTCCCGGCATCCACGGGGAAGCGGAAGCCGTTCGTTCCGCCATACGTCCCGTCGCCATAGGCGGTCCCGGCAACCGCAAACCGCAGTTTGTGCTCGGCGATCTCGTGGCATCCATCATTGAAACCGAACCGGTCGCCCCATACGCCATGATAGAGTTCATCTTTCATGGCATAGCAGATGTCGCCGATGTAAAAGCCCTTGCTGGAGCTGATCTCACCACAAATTTTCATGCAAAACCATCCTTTCTATCAGAAAACAAAGCAGATAACGAGCAGGGTGACGGCGAAGGCCGCTGCGCCGATGGCAACGGCGTTCAGGACGTTGTTGAAGCGCTCCCGGTCGGCATCCTTCTGGCGGCGGGCAGCGCGGCTCCGCTGCTGTGCGGGGCTGTTCAGCATCCGCAGGAAGCAGTTCGGGTCGTTCTCCCACTCACGAGCAGCGGTCATGTTCTTGTTTTCCATAACTAAAACCTCCAAAATATCATGTATCTGCGGGTGGCTCCCGCGACGCCCAGCAGGGCGTTTCGGCCGGTGCCAGCGGCCATCATCAGGCGGGTTATGCGTTGAGATAAATCGTAAGAGCGGTCAATGCGCTTTCCATGCCGAAGCCGTGGCGACGCTCCTCGTACACGTCGGATTCTTCCATCTTGCGGGCCTGCTTCAAAACAGCGTTCATTGCTTCTTCCAGCTCTTTGGCGGTAATGGTTTCTTTCATGGTTCAGTCCTCCTTCTCGACGCTTAGCCAAAATACTTGGCAACAAATTCTTCTTTGCTAAGAATGTGAGCATCGTACACATACTCAATGGCATCTGCGGAATCCATATCCGCGCCATCAACGAGTTCTCTGACCCGACCGCAGAGGTTATGCTCGCGGATGTACTGCTTCATCATTTCTAAGTTTTTCATTTCTGTGTCCTCCGTTTATCTTACCGTTTTGGTATGTTTTTCTGTATCTTCATTCTAACTTACCCACCACTGGTGTCAAACGAAAAGCGAAGATTTACCGAAAAAATTTGCGGAGTACATCTGGGAGTTTACCAGCGGTCAATAGACCATGCCTTCCGGGTCAATGATGGCGCATTCCTTACCGTGAACGTAGTAGGCGTTGCCGCCTTCATCCACCCAGACCCGGCAATAGCCAGACAGCCCAATTTCCGGGCTGCTGGCTACACCGTCCCACTCTGGCTTGCGGGTCAGCTCCCCGACTACCGCAAAGCCGATGGCCGCTGCATACCGGCGGGCGGCGATGTCCTCAGTAGCAGGCATGAGCGGTGTTCCTGATGGCGTGGACCATCAGCGTAATGGCCTCGGCCAGCGGGGTGTTCAGGTACGGCAGCTCCTTGTCCTCCACGATTTCGGAGTTCATGGTCTCGCCATGCTCGTTCTTTGCCGTAATCCAGCAGCCATCGCCGGTGTCCTCCAGCACGAGGCTGAAGTACGGCTCCTTCTGGCCGCAATACTCCAGATACTCCCAGAAGATACGAGCCTTTTCCTTACCCACGGACTTGACCGACCAACGCCAGTTTTCGTCGTTCTGGTTGGCCTCGGAAACCAACTGACCAATCAGTTCCTTGTGTTCACGCAGATCATACATAACTTTCAACCTCTTGACTTTCTCCTGCCCTCCTGATAAGATGGAAACGAGATGGGGCAGGTCCCATCCCGTTCCGTCTGGCTAGGTTCCCACGGTCTGCAAACTTGGTGGGGAACCTAGCCTTTACTGTTTCTTAGACTCGCCGGTTGCGGGGTCGAGGACTCCAGCAATGCACTTAATGCATTGCGTCGCTTCCTCGTCCGTGTGACCGTGAGCTTTCAGCCAGTCGATCAAGCGGCTGGCTTCCAAAGCGGTCATGCTGCACTCGCCTTTCATTTTGTTACACCTCCTGCTCGTGCTTCCAACTTACCAGCCGGATGCCGGTAATTGTAGATAACTTACCTTTTTGGTAATTTATCTTAGTATCATTATAACTTACCCAACTGGTAAGTCAATCTGTTTTTTAATTTTTTCAAAATATTTTTTATATCCACTGGCTATTTGATGCCGAGCCGCTGGTAGCCTCTGGAAAGCCTCTGGATTTGCATTTTGGTTACGGGTAAGAGTGTATTGGAAATTGTCTGGAACCTTCTGAGAAGGATTTGTCAAAAGTGCATAACGAAATTTGGCTATTTTGAGAATTGATTTTTCTGGTGATGTTGTTCCATCAGCGTTTTCCGCATAAACAAAAAAATCCCCCTGCACCAGCCTTTTTACGGGTCATGGTACAGGGGGATTATCATTTTACGCTGACTTTTCGCTGACTCAGCCCAGATTCAGCGTATTCTGGACAGCAGCCTGCTTGGCGGCGACGTGATTGGCGTCGATCTGGGCCTCAATACGGTTTTTGAGGTACTGGGTCGTATTGCCGAAGTTGCTATTGATGTAGTCCTGCGCATCGCTGCTCATGCTTTTCAGCGCGGCGGACACGGCCTTCATAAGTGCTTCCTTCTGTTCGGCCTCCTTGAACGTCCCGGCGGTCTTCAAATCGTTGACGTAGGTCTGGTTCATTGCGGCCACGGCATCGGACACCGCACTTCCGATTTCCCGGACGAGGCGCTGCACCTTGATGTCGTTGGTCTTTGCCGCGATGAACTCGATGAACACAGCAATGCCTTTCTGGATGCAGGCGGTCACGATGGGGATGCAGACCAGCAGGGCGACGTACAGCAGGCTTCTCGTAAATTCATTCATATTCGGTTACTCCTTTCATTCAGTGAACCTGATTCTTCAGGCTGTTCATCCGCTTATCACCTTCGATGGCGGCAGCGGTAAAGCTGTTGTTCTTCCACCACGCAGCGACGCTGGTGGCAATGGTCAGGCCGGTGGTCACGAACTGCTCGACCTCCGAACTTTCGATGGGCAGCAGGGGCTTCCCGGCGACGCTCGAAACCTGATTCGCCAGAGCGAACGCCAGAGCGGCCGTGCGGGCCAGCGTAGCGATGGACACTTTGCTATTCGTCATAGAGCCTGTCTCCTCTCACAGGTACTTATCAGCGCCAGACAGCGCCTTCCACGATGCAGGGCCGCAGATTCCGTCCACGGTTAGGCCATGCGCCTCCTGCGCTTTCATCAGGGCATTTTCCGTACCCTCACCAAACAGGCCATCAGCCTTCAGCTTCAGGAGCTTCTGGAGCATGATGGTGGCGCTGCGGTTTGCAGGCCCGGTGCATCCCCGGCGGATGGTGGGCAGCACGAACTTGTTGTAGGTCGTGCTGGGGTACTTTCCCGGCGTGGTGCAGAGCCACGTCGCTTTCGTGCCACGGGTGTCGGCGTGAACAAAAGCCCCACGGCTGTGCCAGTAGATGCCGATGCCGCCGAACCCCACGGCCTGAGCAAGGATGCCCAGTGCCACCGGGTTGATGCTGCGGTTCTCCGTCCTCCAGTCCGCCGCCATGCCATAGCGGTGCTTGGAGTTCTGGCTTCCGCCCACAGCCGCATTGTGCGTGATGCAGCGGTAGCCGGACGTGATCTTCAGCGGGCGGTCCACCTTGTCCCGGATGAGCTGGAGCTTTTCGGCCAGCTCCGTGTCCACCGACTGCTGTCCGCAGCCGCAGGGACACTCGAACTCGGACTTGGTGAAGTTCTTGGTGAGCGCGGTCTTATCCCCGCGCCGGAACGTGATGATGCTCAACTTACACACCTCCTAAAAGCCGATCTGGGTAAACACGAAGCCGATAAAAACGCCAATGACGGCGGTCACGACATACCCAACAGCTTTGCGCCACATTTCGCCGTCACGGTCTTCCAGCGTTTCCAGCCGTCTGCCCTGTTTTTCCTGCTCCTTCACCATGCTTTCCATGCTCAAGGCCAGCTTCTCGACCGAGGTGGACAGTGCGCCCATCTTGCTTACGCTTTCCTCCAGCAGGGCAATTCGTCTGTCCTGACGGGCGTTTTCCTCTTCGAGCCGGCGCTTGAACTCCTCATGCTCGGCTCGCGTAATAGGCTGGTCCATCTATCTGAACCTCCTCTCCTTCGTCATGCAAAAAATGAGGGGAGCCGGTTCTCCCGACTCCCCTGCGCGATCACTCGACCTCGACTTCGAGGTCCTTCAGGATTTCCTCAACCTGCTTCCGAATCAGAGCCGGAACCTGATCGAGGGTCTTCTTGCCCTTCACGATGAGGGTTGCGTAGATGACTGCCATGATGCCTTTCTCCTTTCTCAGTAATATTTTTAAGGCAAATTCCCGCAGGCGGCTCATGCGTTGCCGTCCGCTGCAAGAATGGCCTTGACTTCTTCCCGCAGGCGCTCAGGCACCTGCTCGATGGTTTTCCGCCCCCGGCGGATGAGGTTTGCATAAACTTCTGCCATGATTACGCCTCCTTATCTGTGGCAGACGTGACCGCGATGAGCTGCTCGTAGACATCGCACAGCGCCATCTGCGTATCATCGAGGTTGGACTCCAGAGAGGCAACTTTGGTTTTCAGGGCCTCATTCTCCTCCTGCAATTCCGCCATCGTTTTCTTCTTCCGCATATCAGCTACGGAATCGACTCTCACTCTCTTCAAACCCATTACTGGAAACCTCCCTGAATCGAAGCGATGTAACCGCTCTCGCCGCTTGCACCGCGTTCTGCGGTGACGCGGAAATTGAATGCGAAGCCGTTGGCCGCAGTCTGGTTCGTGAACAAATGGTTCCGGCCATTCCGGGCCTCGGTGGTGGCATCCTCCCATACCGGCGAACTGTCCTTGCCGTTGTTCGTGACCTCCACCTTGAACACAGCGTCGGCGGGAATCAGACCGCCCACGGTGATGGCGCAGAGCGTGATCTGGGCATCTGCCTCCATCGGCTGCGCCAGCGTGATGCTGGCGGCGGTGACGGCTTTCGTAAAGGCAAAGGTCTTGGTGACGGTGGCCTTGCCGTCGGTCACGGTAACGGTCAGGGTGTGACTGCCGTTCGTGATCTTCTGGAAATACTCGCCGGTGACGGCAAAGCTGTTGGTAGCCTTGCGGGTCGCGGTGTAGGTGCGCTTGGTCGTACCGTCCAGCTTCTCGGTGACAGTCAGGGTGTCCCCTGCGTCCTCATCATCCACGGAGTACGAGATGGTGAAGCCGCTGGACTTCGTGCCGAGGTTGGCCGCGCTGGAGGTCGTGATGGTCGGCGCAGTGTTGTTATCGACCGTGCGCTTGGTGGACGTGGTGTAGCCGGACTGAGCGTCATAGCTGTCATACGCCTTGACGCGGTACATCACGGTGGACCAGCCCTTGGTGATGGTATCGGTGTAGGTCAGAGCATTACCCTTGTACACCTGCGTGTAGGCGGAGCCGCCGTCGGTGCTGCGCTCCAGAATGTAGCCGCTCAGGTTGCCGTCGCTGTCGCTGGCCGCAGTCCACGAGATTACCAGCGTGCTGCCACCCTTGACATCGTTCGGAACCGCGATGGAGGGCGGCGCGGACGGAGCATTGTTGTTGACCACCGTGACCTGCGAACTGGTGCGCCAGCCGGACTCCAGACCCTCGGTGTCGTATGCCTTGACGCGGTACATCACGGACGTGGTGCCGAAGGCGACGTTGTTCGTGGTGCTGGTGTCTGTACCCTGATAAATCTGGCTCCACGAACTGCCGCCGTTGGTCGAACGCTCTACCTTGTAACCAGCGAGGTTGCTCTCTGCATCAGAGCTTGCTGCCCACGAGATCGAGATGTTCGTGCCGCCCATAATGGACGAAGGGACGGAGATGCTACCCGGAGTCGAGGGCGCGGTGTTAGTCGAGACCGTGCCATCGTCAGACACCAAGAGAGTAGAGGGCAGAATCAAAGCGGGGCGGATACCGTTCGAGTTGGAGCAGTAGCCGTAGCCCCAGCCGCCATTGGAGCGGACGTACAGGGCGTTGCTGGAGTTGTAGTTGCAGTACGGAGAGCGGAGCCACCAGTCGGCGGCCGAACCGTTGAGATATGCGACACGCTTAGAATCCGAACCACTGTCCGCGCAGCCCTTGAAATAGGCCAGCTCCGCACCTTCGCCGCTCGGCATAGAGGAGAAGCTGAAACTCGTTTCGGTCGCGCTGAGCAGGAAAATCTTCGCAGGCAGGCCGTTCGAGCCGCTGGTGACGGTCGTAGACATGCCGCTGCCCTTGCGGTATGGGAGCTTTACCTGCTTGATGGCGTTCTTGATGTTCGACTCGAACAGGTTCAGGAACGTGCTGTTCAGGTAGGAATGAATGGTGCTGTTGGCGTAGTCGTTGATGTTCGAGCTATGCCACCGGCGGTTTTCGTAGATGTCCTTCATCAGCAGCCAAGTACCGTTGCAGCTATCGTCATAGACGCTGGACGGCTTGCCCTGATGGACGACGATGAAATCTTTGGCAGAACCATTTACTTTCAGCTTGATGGTGCTGCCGATTGCTTTGGAACTCAAGGTCACATAAGCCATAAAAAGAACCTCCTGTTGTGTATTACATCCACGGCGGAATGCTGTCGGGCCGCGGTTCGGGCTGGAACAGGTCTTCGCGGGGTGCAAGCTCACCTCTTTTCCTGCGGATGTTCTGCTCCTGCTTCACCCGGCGCAGGGCGCGGACGCTCCTCGTGGAGTTGATTTTTCTCCGAGGCTTTACATCCACGCCAATGATTGCCGAGACCTTCTTGGCATATTTCAGCCGTAATGCGTAGGTGTCACCGTAGGATGCAAAGGCATCCCACGCTACGAAGCTGGTGATAACAGCTTCTCTGGTCACTTCCCCTGCTGGGTAGGCTTTCTCCCAGTATTTGACGCGGGTTTGAATGCGCTGAATCTCCGAGCGGCGGAGCTTCTGGACACAGGCTCCGCTTTCCGTCAGGTAGCTGTGGAAGCCCAGAAAATCCAGCCCGTTTTTCAAGGGGAAAATTGCTGTCTTAGAATTGAGTTCGAGGTGGAGGTCGCTCATCCAGCGCTCAATGTCCTTCAAAAGAAGCTGAAGTTCCCGCTTTGTTCGGGCGATGACGTAGAAATCGTCCATGTATCGTCCGTAATAGCGGCATCCCCGGTCTTCCTTGATGTAATGGTCGAACTCATCAAGGAACATCAGGGCGAGCAGTTGGCTGGTCTGATACCCAAGGGGCAGGCCGTCGGTCTTGTCAATGTAGATGCACATGAGGTCGTAGAACGCCATATCTACGCCGCGCTTCTGCATCAAAGCCCGCAGTTTTTCCTTCAGGATGTCGTGGTCGATGGAGGCGAAGAAATGGTGAACATCACACTTCAGCACCCATCCGTCCGCGCTGCCGTTCTTGCGGTAGTAATCGACCATGTGGCCCTTCAGGCGTACGATGGCGTCCAGTGTTCCCTTGCCTCGCTGCGAAGCGTGGTTGTCACGGATGAAGCTGGTGCAGATCGTGTCGTACAGAACATTGTCTGTCAGCGCATGGAGGACTACCTTATCTACAAAAGCGGGAGCCTGCACAAGCCGTTTCTTCGGCTCATAAACATAAAAGACCTCGAAGCTGCTGGGCTTGTAGGTCTTTTGGTTCAGAACGTATGACAGCTTATCGGTGCAGATCAGAGCGTTGGCCTCATATTGAGCCGTTCCCGGCTTGCTCCTCTTACCCTTTCGCGCTTCCAGATACGCCTCATAGAGGGTCTGGAATTCGCACATTTCCTGATATGTCATGTGTTTTCACACTTATTTTCTTCCCCCGGCTGAGGTGGTAGAGGAAGCTCCCAGCCGGGCGTTCGTCTAATACCGGTCCGCTTCCTCACGGCAGCAGGCTGCGCCCGCAGAGGACGGCCTGCCTCGGTATGATGTGTTTATCGTCCGCCATAGAGGCTTCCGACAGGATGTGACTCCCTTTGATGATGGGCGCACTGTTTTCACCCGTTGCTGGGCTACTCATCTCGCTTATCCATCAGAGCGGGGCGGATACCGTTCGAGTTGGAGCAGTTGTTGTTGTTCCAGTCGCCATTGGAGTTGACGTACAGGGCGTTGTTGGAGTTGTTGTTGCAGTTCGGAGAGCGGAGCCACCAGTCGGCGGCCGATTCGAGTCGCACCCTATATCAAGCGGGGAACCCGCAGGATACCTTGATTTTTCCTGTTCTTTCAGGAGTTCGCGGACAACAGCCTTTACCATTGCCGCCTGCTGCTTGAGTTCTGCCTGACGGGCCTGCTCCCGGAGCTTTTCAGCGCGGACGGTGTCCTTCTGCTTCCACGACAGAACCATATTCTTTACGTCCTGAACCTTCCGGGTCCAGACAGCGCTTTTGCTTATGGAAATAACGCCGTCGTTCAGAACGAGCTGGATATACTCATTCAGCAGAGAACATTCGTCGAGAACTACGCCCAGCAGCCGCAGGCGTTCCTCGTACTCGGTCTGGAACATCTTTCCGTTGGCCGCGTGAATGTCCCGAACGATGCTCTTGGCAATCAGGCGCATATCTTCGCCGTAGCAGCGGTAGAGCACCTTTGTGAAGCCCTCCCGGTGCGTTTGGTCGAGATATGCGATGGACTCAGAGCAGACCTTCTGGACGTCCCGGATGTCGTCAAGCGCGGCTATCTTCTGGAAAATCTGCCGAACGTCTTTGCGTGAAATATCCTCGGCCACCGTTTTCGTCGCTTGGTTCGTGTATTTCAGCAGCTCCCGCGCCTTGTTTCCGAGGAGATATTCTTTGTCAGCCATGCGCGCACCTTCTTTCAAGGCAGGGGCCATTTCTCGCAGCCTCCAGATCGCTTGCAAGACCATAGAAAGAGCAGCGGTCGCCCAAAACTATCAGGCGACCGTTGTTTCCACTATGAGTGATGCCGCAGAGCATCAGGTTCGTGCTGCACACGTATTTGCAGGGAGGTTCAAGGCTGACAAACAAATTCCCGATGATGCAGGAAAGCTCACCGGGCAGACATGAAAATTCAATGTGCTCCATCAGAACTCGATCCTCTTTGCCGTGGTGTTCCAAACACCCTCTACCACCGTGCCGTCCAGTGTTTCAAATGTGACCGTGAACGGATTGCCGGTGACAGAGGTGTTGAACATCAGCTCCAGCAGAGCCAGCCGGGCGGACACGTCGGAAATGCTGTTCTGGATGGAGTGGTGGGCTTCCGCATCGTCGTCGTGGGCATCCACGAGCTTCTGTGCTTCCTTCAGGAATGCCGGGAGCATCGTGACCGAGCAATACTGCTCCACGTCCTCTGCCGTCATCCACGCCTCGCATTTGTAGTCAACGGTGACTCCCAGCCCCTCACCGATGACGATGCACACCGGGAAGCGGCGGACATCCACGCCGGTACTGGATGCAGCGCTGACGTACTGCGGGTAGTCACCCAGCGTGCCGTAGTAGATGAGGACTTCGCCCTTGTCCGGGTCAAAGGCGAATACTCCGAACTCCCGGAGCCAAAATCCGTGGTCAAGACCACCGTTCAAATCGGAGCGGTACTCCACGATCATGCGGACGCTGGCTCCATCATAGACCGGCGCAGTAGATGTACCAGCGGCCACCGGCTCTACCAGCGCGGTCATCGTGGCCGGCTTCACATCATCCGGGATAGTGCCGCTGCCCACCATAATCTTGGAAATCGGGAGCTGCTGCCCGGCAACCAGCTTGGCAATCAGCTCTCGGCCGCTGTCAGTAACAACAAAGCCATAGTAGCTCATAACTCATCCTCCTCAAGTTCAGGCAGTTTTGTCTGCGTGATATTCTGCGCTGCGGGAACCGGCAGCACGGTGTCGATGAATGCTTCGCCGGTTTCGATCTCCGGCAGGGTCGTTGTCATATAGCCCCGGCCCAGAATGCCCTCGACCGGCACATCTGCGACCATTTCAGGAGCCTCGGTGTTCGCCACCACCAGAATTGCCACACCCGCCGCCTTGATGAACGGAGCGTTCAGCAGTTTTGAAACGTCGGCCTCCGGTGTCAGGGCATCGGTTTCAAAAATCATGGTGGCCGGGATGGCCGGGTCCTCGCGGTAATGCAGGGGCTTGTCCCAGAACATCTTGAATGCCCTGATGATGTCATAGTAGGTGCAGTTGTTGGTGTTCTTCCAGATTTTGTATATCAGGTACGTTCGGTAGGCATCGTCATCCAGCACATACACGGATTCTTTGGTGCAGGCCAAAGCACCGGCTTCAAGGCGGGTCAGAACCGCATTGTCGCCGATGCCGTCAAGCTGCTTCCCGACTGCGGTCTGGATATTCCGCTTGTCGCGCAGGTCTTCGTAGAACTGCCGAACCTCGTTCAGCTCATCACCAATGGCCTCCATGAGCGCGTCGATGACGGGCTTGCCCTTGAACTGCTCCACAAGATCATCCCGGAGCTTCTGGACGTAATCAACCATCCATGACCACCTCAATCCTGTTCTCATCGGTAACAGCCCGTTCCCGCGCCGAGATGGACACGCTGCGCTGGGTGTAGCCAGTGGGCATATCTCCGTCATTCGGCGTTGCAAACAGCCATACGTCGATATAGTCGATGCCAGACACCTGAAGGTTGAACTTCTGCGGGATGACGTTCTCGCCCGCCCCCAGTTCGCTCATTTTCTCCAAAATCTGCTCTTTGACAAGCTCGACATAGTTGGTAGGCGGATTTGTGTTCGGACTCAAGGTGACACCAACCTTGAACCAGACCTTAACGTATGTTGGGCGGTTGAAGCGCACTACGATGTCTTCGCCGTAAACGCCGTGCAGGGTGGTCTCTACGCTGCCGAAAGTATTGATGCCGCCCGCCTTTGTGTTCAAGATTTGCTGGGCAATTTCCGTTGCATCGCCGCCCTCAACCACAACTTCGATGCTGTGCGGCCACCGGCCGGCAGAATCGACTTCATTTGTGCAGTTTTCATAGGGAGCCACGCTCACCACGCCCTGCACATTTTTCAGGATGGCGCTCTTGATGCTTTCCAGCATGGCAGACGAGCGGTTGTAGATTTTGTTCGTGTAGGACTTTCTGAACTCCACATCGCTCTCTGCGAGCTGACCGGCAACATAGCTTCCCACGTTGACCACGGACTCCATGCCCGGAACAGCTTTCGTGATCTCCGTGATTACGCTGTTCGGAATGAAGATGTCGCCCGGCTCGGCAGTCTCAAATGTGACGATACTGCCCACAGAAGCAGTGGTCAGGTTTTCTGACAGGACCAGCGTATTGGAGCTGGTTTCATCGACCGCCTCGATCACGATAGTGTCGTTGATGACCGTCACATGAAAATCCTTATCCGTGATGGCCGTTCCCAGAGCCTCTAAGGCTTCGCTGTTGCTTTGTTTGGGGTCAGGGGTGATGGTGTATAGGTTTCCGTTAAGAGCCACCCCAAGGGCCGTTGTAGCCGCCGGTGATGCAAGAATGACGGTGGCCTTGTTGAAAGCCGACCTCGTGATGGTTGCATCTGCGGTAGCCATCAGGCTGGTTGCCGGGTTTGTGTCGGATGCGATCACCGTTCCTGCCGGAATGGTTGTTCCGTCCAAACCCGTGCAGAGGATGCTGTAATAGGACTTCGCCGCCATTTCACGGGTGGAGCCGCCAAACTGTGCGGCATAGTCCAGACTTACGCCTGTGGCGCTGGATGTGTACTGCGAGTGGTACACATCTACGCCAAATTCCCACAGCTCTGCAATCTCATCTGCGACGTCGGTCAGAATGTGATTCAGCAAGGACTGCGGGTTCTGCCGGGTGTTTACGCCGAGGCGGCCTGTCATCTTGCTGTGCATATCCTCAAGAATGACATCAAGGCGTTTCGGATTTGGCCCCTGCGGGGTCAGGCCATATTTTGCCACGGGATTTTGACCTCCTCTCTAAAGCTGTCCTCATCCGTGTTGAACGTAATCTCCACGGATGCCCTACGGCTTTTCTTGTCGATGTTGAACAGGATTTCCGATATATCCGTCACTCCATCGACAGACATCACGGTTTCCCGGATAAGATGCCGGAGCTTGGACTCATTCGGATTTTTGACCAGCAGGTTCTCAAAGTACGGAAAGCCGAGCGAAGGCATCAGCCGCCACTCTCCGAAGAACCAGAGCAAGCGAATACGGACAGCCTGTACGATGCTGTCCGTAGCTGAAATGTCGCCTGCCGCCGAGAGTTCTAAGTCCCCGGTGGCATCGAGCTTCAGGTCTATCACGATTTTCCCTCCTTTACTGCGGCTTCCCTGTCATGCCGCCGCTGTCGCCCCTGTGAATGTGGTTTGCAAGGCTGATGCTGCCGTTGGATGCTTTGACATCATCCCTTGCGGTGATACCACCCTTGACCGTGAGCTTTCCGGTGATGTCCACACCGTCAGGGGAAATTGCCAGCACCGCGCCGCCGACTGTGACCTGCACAAGACTCGGCTCCACTTTGACCTTGGCCGAACCGAGAGTCAGTTCTGCGGTCTTGGGCGTGATCTTGGCTTTTGTGTCGCCTGCGGCAATGGCTACGGCATCCTCATCACAGGCCAACTTCATGGTGCTGTTGCCGCCAGATGTGAGGTTTGGAATGGCAATGGCGTTGGTCAAGTCGAACTTCAGCTTGGTGTCAGTTTCCTTGCCGTACATCCAGTAATCGAGAGCCTGTTCGCTGAAAACCAGCAGGCATCCATCGCCTTTCTTGATGGGCCATGCGATAGTGACGTTTTTGCTCTGCGGGAACATGACCGGGACTCCTGATATTTCTGGAAAGTCCATCGTGCTGCCATCAGGCTTTGCGAACTTTGCCTTTGGCAGAACGGTGGCAACACCCTTGGTCGGGTTGTAGCTTTTTATCTCGCCCGGCAGTGCCGTGTGCATATCCTCCGTCGCGCTGCGGGCGCTTTTGTTGATCTGGTCAACAAACTCCTGCATCATTTCTGTTTCACCTCCAGCAGACGGGCTGTGCAGCTCCACGAGCCTTCCATGTTGTCGCCCTCAATCCGAACTGAGTAAACCCGGAAATAGCCCTTGACCACCTTGCTATTCAGGTACACATAATCGTCCAGCCCGATTGCGGCGTTCATCAGGTACTCCACGTCCCAGCCGTAGCTGTATCCCTTGTCCTCATTGGAGATTTGGACACGCTCTGGGAGGCCCAGCAGACCCGTTTCTGCCGAAAGCTCATACACCTCGCGGCTCATCGTATCTCCCGGCTTTTTGACCTGCAAGACGCCGTTGTTGATGCTCCAGACCAGCCCGCTTGTTTCACAGGCTTTCGTCAGCACATTTCTGGCCGGGCCAACATAGCTGTACCCATTCGGAATGTCCTTGAACTCTGCATTGTAGGAGAAAGAGACCGTCACTCCCATCTGGTCTGCGGTGTCCTGAATCAGGGTCTTGCAGTTCACAGCCCCGGAATAACTGACGGAAACGTAGGTGTCGCGGACTTCAATGCGGTTATCCACCAGCTCGATCTCCGTTGACCTGTCTGCACCGTCAGCCTTCGTCGTGGCAAATGTGACCACGCCGGTGAAGATGAGCGGACGGGTATCGCCGTACCCCGCATGGAGTACGACCACGCAGTCGTTTTTACTCAGCTCTGCAAGGTGTTCATCGTTCAGGTTCCAGATGGTCACTTTGGCCGTGTTCTGGCTGTTGGTGTCCGCCTTCTCTACGGAGAACGAAACGTGCAGCGGTCGCTTGCCGCTGCCAATTTCAAACCCGGTCGAGCCCGCCTTGCCCGCCGCCAGTCGGTACTGCCTGTCGAAATTCTTCACGGCATTCTCCCCTTTCGATGGCAACAAAAAAGGCCGCGTTTCCGCAGCCCTGAAGGTTTCCTCTTACTTCGCCTTGCTGAGTTCCTTCTTCAGCAAAACGCATTCCAAAATGATATTGTCCAGCCGCTCAATGAGCGCCCCTCCACCTGCTTGCAGCGGTTCCTGCTTAAAGGCTTCGGGTTCCGGCTTGAGGCTCTGGGGAGGTTCCGTCAGTTCTTTCTGCGCCGGCTTTTTATTCCATGCCGGGTACGCTCTTGCCACTTCCTCTCCCATTTCCTGCGTCTTCGGTATCACTTCATCCTCCAGCCAGCGAATCGCTGCATAGGGCGCAGGCCTGCGGCACAGGAGCTTCACGGCGTTTTCCGCAGAAAAGCAGGTAAAATCGCAGCGGCCACGCCGTATACCATTGTCCCAAGGAACTTTCCTCAAAACAGATTCAATACGGTTCACGCCCTGATTGCCGCCGGTGACAGCTTTTCTCGGCTGTTCATAGCCCGCGATTGCCGCGAGGTCTGGCCCACAGAAGAACGGGGTTCCGTCCGGGTCAAAAACGACCCGCAATTCCTGCCGTTCCGGCGTGGTGAAAATCACGCAGTTGTCACGCATTCCGATCACCTCCGTAGAAGCAGTTCCGCAGCCCATCATTACGGGCTGCAAAAATTTCCCGGAGAATCACAACGGCGCGTTCCGCCTGCTCCAGCTTACCCTCCGCAAGGTTATTGTCCACCATGTCGATGGCGACACCGACATCGCCCATGCGGATTACTTCGCGTTCAAGATCATTACAGCTCATATCAGTTCACTCCTTTTTGTGTTGAAAGAAGCCCGCTGGTATGATATAATCATGGCAACGGAACTTCTTTGTATCGTTCCGGGCATGAGATAGGAACCAGCGGTGCTTTCTGACGGCTTACCGCTGGTTCTTTTTTGTTTGCCCGGTTCACATCTTCATTCTAACTTACCGTTCTGGTAATGCAATGAAAGTGACCAATGATATGAGCGTTTTGCAAAAGTTTCCCGTTTTGGTCAGTCCGAGGACTGTCCGGCGGACAATCCAACGGATTCCGTGTAAAATCGTCCATTTTGAGCGACATTCATCCCAAAACCTCTGATAAGCCTCTGATTAAACCCTGACTTTACCAGTAAAAGTATATGGAAATTTGTCTGGAACCTTCTGAGAACGAATTGTCAAACCCGCCATCGAAGATTTGTTCAAAATGAGAATTGATTTTACCGGATGATTTGTTCCAGCATCATGCCGGGACAAACACAAAACGAGCCGTCCCATCGGCAAAATCCTGCCGACCGACGCTCTCCTTTTCGGTCAGGACAGCGAAGATGCCGCTGGGCATATCATCCCGGCCGAACAGCAGGTTGAGCGGAAACTGCGGGACCATCTTGACACCAAGCAACAGTGGCGTTCCGAGTGAATCCATCACTCCGAGCATCCAGTAGCCGCCGGTGTCATTCCATGTGAAGCGCAGTTGATACAACCTGCTTTGGAGGGGAACTTTGACAACGCTGTCGTTCATGTCCGGGACTTCGATAACGAAGTAGTCCACGAACGCCCTCCTTATCCCAGCAAGCCGAAACTGCTGGCAGCGTTATAGAGAACAGAACTCCTGCTGGAGCTGGACGAACCAGACGAAGAACCGTTGGATGAGCTGCTTCCCGCCGTGCTTGCGGCGGTGGTGCTTGCTTTTCCAGCGGCTTTTCCTGTTTTACCCGACTTGCCGTAGCTGGCCGGGATTTCTGCGGTGGCGGTTTCCGTCACCTCGATTTTCTTGAAGGAAATCGGGATTTCGCGGGCGTAGCCGACCTCCACAGACTTCTTGATGTTCATGCTTGTAATCACCATGTTGGAATACACGCAGTCAGTGGTTGTGACTTCGAGAATCTTCTTGGCGAAATACAAGTCCTTCAGCCGACGAACAACGCCCTCCGTCTTTCCGGGGCCGGAGCCTGTACGCTCCCGCCATGTCACCGGAGTATCGGTCACATAGAGCGTCATGTTCAGGGTGTCGGCTTTCAGCACGATGGTGTCGCTTACACTGAAGCCCTTTTCGGTCGGGTACTCAGGCAC